GAGATGATGGAGGACTGATGGCGTTCGTAGACACACACATCGGCTGTCCTAAATGTGACAGCTCTGATGCGTTTGCAATAAACGATAACGGTTGGGGTCATTGCTTTAGCTGTGGCTCTAACATACCGCCTGAAAATACAGGCTCAACAGCAGAGGTAATCCGTATGCCTAGTAGGGTGACATCACCTAGTAAGAGATCGTCCGATACAGGGGCTTACAATGCGTCTGAGGGGCTAATTTACACTGACTTGCGTGATAGGAAACTGAACTATCATACTTGTGAGGTCTATGGTGTTGGTTTGAGAGGCGATGACATTGTATTCCCATACAATCGTAACCAAGCCGCAAAGATCCGTAACAAGGATGAAAAGAAGTTTAAGATTGAGGGTCAATGGAGTGCGAGTACAGAACTCTTTGGGCAGGATAAATTTCCTTCCGGAGGTAAGACTATTCTAGTCACCGAAGGCGAGTTTGATGCCATGTCAGCCTACCAGATGCTCACTGCCAGCAAGGTAGCCTGTGTGTCTGTCAGGAATGGCGCTCAGACAGCTCTAAAAGACGTTGAAGCGAACTACGAGTATCTAGATAGCTTTGACCATGTGGTGTTCCACTTTGACTCAGACAAGCCCGGGATAGAGGCTCAGGCACAGTGTGCAGAATTGTTCAGTCATAAAGCATCTTGTGTTGTGGCTGTCAATGGCTTGAAAGATGCATCAGACTTCTTACAGAACAACAGATCAGCAGAGTACATCAACGCAGTGCGTAACGCTGAACGCTACACCCCTGACGGTATTGTGGCAGGCTCCAATCTCTATGATGAGGTGATGAGGCCGATTCAGAAGTCTGACGTAGACTATCCTTTTTCTGGACTGAATAAGTTGACCTACGGTCTTCGCAAAGAAGAGCTGGTAACGGTCACTGCAGGCTCTGGTCTAGGTAAGTCACAGTTCTTACGTGAGGTGATCTGGCACATCATTCAGAACACGACAGCCAATATCGGACTGATGTTCTTAGAAGAGTCTACACGCAAGACCGGACTGTCACTGATGTCTTTAGCGGCTAACAAGCCTCTGCATTTACCAGACACTCTAGCAACGCAACAGGAGAAAGATGATGCGTTCAATCAAACACTTGGTACAGATCGTCTGTATCTCTTTGATCATTTCGGCTCCAGTGATGTTGATAATATCGTCAATCGTGTACGCTACCTTGCCAAAGTTGCTCGATGTGACTATGTGTTTGTTGATCATATCAGTATCATTGTTTCTGCTCAGTCTAACGGGGATGAGCGTAAAGCAATTGATGAGATAATGACTAAGCTACGTATGTTGGTTCAGGAGACAGGAATCTGTTTAGTCTGTGTCAGCCATTTACGTAGACCAGAAAACAAAGGACATGAGGAAGGTGCGGCAACGTCTTTGTCACAGCTCAGAGGCTCTGCGTCCATTGCACAGCTCTCTGACATGGTACTAGGACTGGAGCGTGATGGACAGGCCGAAGATACTGTGAAGCGTAACACCACTTATGTCCGTGTGCTGAAGAATCGGTTCTGTGGTACAACTGGTAAAGCCTGTGCTTTGCTGTATAGTATGGACACCGGACGTATGAAAGAGATTGATGAGGAGGCGTTATGATGGATAATAATCGCATCGGGGATTTCGCAGAATACTATGCCATCACATGGTTGTGGGATCAAGGTTATGAAGTCTTTCGTAATTGTGGATGTACAGGAGCTATTGATTTGGTTGTTGTTGATCCGCAAGGGAAATCCTTTTACGTGGATGTTAAAACCATGTATAATAATACCTATACAAGAAACGGTGAACGGACTAAAGGTAAAAATAGAAGTGCGACACCGGGACAGCTAACCCCACATCAAAAAAAGATCGGGGTTCAGATTTTAGGGTTCGATCCAGAAACACGTAAATGCAGGTTTGTAAATCATCAACATGACACAACTTATTCTAGATATCGAGACGAACAGCACACACAGCACGATTTGGCTTTGTGTAACACAGGATGTTAGGACAGGAGTAATTGAATGTCATACAGATCCATCAACTCTAGCACCACTGGTAAAGGAGTACGATCAAATCATAGGTCACAACTTAATTGGTTTCGATGCACCAGTGTTGCGGAAAGTTTGGAACATTGGGATACCGAAATCGAAAGCGGTAGACACGTTGATACTTCCAAGACTTTTGAATCCACAGGTAGAAGGCGGTCACAGCCTCAGAGCTTGGGGTCAGCGTCTTGGGAATCAGAAGATTGATTTTGCCTATGAGGACTTTGATAGTGGACTTACTGAAGAAATGCAAGAGTATTGCATCCAAGATGTTAAGCTCACTTGTGAACTTTACAAGCACCTTATGCATAGTTTTAAGGACTGGAAAGATGCCTCGCAGAGTATATTATTGGAACACGAAATCGCAGTCATCTGCAAACGACAGGAAGACAACGGTTTCAAACTGGATACTGGTGATGCTGAGACTCTTCGTGCTAAACTGTCGGATCGAATGGGAGTTATTGAAGACGAGGTTCAATCGGTTTTCCCGCCGATTGTAGAGGAACGTTGGTCTGAAAAGACGGGTAAAAGATTAAAAGATAAAGTAACAATCTTCAATCTTGCATCACGTAAACAAATCAGTGAGAGACTAATGACTCTTGGATGGAAGCCAACAAAGCACACAGAAAAAGGTCAGCCTATCGTTGATGAAGGTACATTGAAAGGAATCGATATACCAGAAGCACAGCTCATTGCTGAGTACCTCATGCTTCAAAAGCGTGTCGGTCTTATTGACTCATGGCTCAAACATGTCGATCGGACTGACAACCGTATACATGGAGGTATTATTACCAATGGGGCTGTTACAGGACGTATGACGCATCGTAATCCCAATCTGGGACAAGTGCCAAGCGTTAACAGCCCCTACGGTGACGAATGCCGCAAGCTATTCACTGTCGATGACGGCAATGTATTAGTTGGCACGGATCTTGCAGGGATCGAGTTAAGATGTCTTGCCCACTACATGCAGGACGACGAATGGACAGAGGAGCTTTTGAATGGTGACATCCATCAGAAGAATGCAGATGCCGCAGGTATTACCAGACCGCAAGCGAAAACGCTTATATACGCAACATTATATGGAGCAGGAGCTTCCAAAATCGGAAGTATTGTGGGAGGCAGTGCGAAAGAGGGGCAGGAAATCTTGTCGAGGTTTTATGCTAACACCCCTGCGTTATCAAGACTTATGGAGAAAGTTAAGAAACTGGCGGCAAAAGGATACGTGCCCGGTCTGGATGAGAGAAGAATACTTGTGCGCTCTGAACATGCCGCACTTAATTCTTTATTGCAGGGATGTGGGGCTATCATTGCTAAACAGTGGTGCGTGGAGGCACACAAAACGTTTAAGAAACAACAAATTTCTGTTAAGCAGGTTGCCTTTGTTCATGACGAAATACAGATTGAAACAGCGGAGAGAGATGGTGAACAAGTCGCACAGATCATGTGTGATGCGGCCTCACAAGCCGGAATTACCTTGGGCTTTCGATGCCCAGTAGACGCCGAAAGTAAAATCGGTAAAAATTGGTTTGACACACATTAATAGTGTGGTATAATATTCTTTTAGTCACCAAAGAGGACAATGACTATGAACGATACTTCTAAAGTAAAAATCAAAGCCGACATCATGTGGGCTTACATGGATCGTAAGAACGAGATGTCTAACAAGTACCAAGTGGACTTGTGCAATCTCTCCGATTCTGCTGTCTCTGCCTTAGAGTCTATGGGGCTGACAGTGGGTCAAAAAGAAGGCAAGGGATATTTCATCACTTGTAAATCAAACAATCCTATCCGTGCGTATGACGGCAATGGCGAAGTCATTGAAGGGATTGGCATCGGTAACGGCTCTCAGTCTGTTGCGCTTGTTGGGTTCTATGACTGGAACTGGAAAAACAAGGCTGGACGTAGTCCGTCACTCAAGAAGCTCGTAGTAACTGAGCTGGTTTCGTATGAAGGCGATGCCTCTGACGATCCTGTCTCAATGGATGATGACGAGATCTTGTAATGCAACATGCCCTTATTGATGCAGATATTCTGAACTACCGTATTGGTTTTGCATGCAATGAGGAATCTGAGAGTGTAGCCATCACTACGATGGCTCACTTCTTAGAAGACTTGCTGTTACTAGACCTAACTAACGTTCAGACATGGGAACTTCACCTAACTGGTAGAGGTAACTTCCGTAATGACATCGCTGTCACTGTACCGTATAAGGGCAATCGCAAGTCAGAAAAGCCAGTGCATTATCATCTGTTACGGGAATACCTAGTTGACGCATGGGCGGCCACAGTGTCACAGGGTATCGAAGCAGATGATATGTTGGCTATCCGGGCGACTGAGCTAGGAGAGTCTAGCGTGATCGTGAGCCTTGATAAAGACCTCGATCAAGTCCCCGGCTGGCATTATAATTTTTCTAAGAAGGAGCTGTATCATATCGATCCTGCTGAGGGTTTGCTGAAGTTCTATAAGCAGATGCTAACAGGGGATCGTGTTGATAACATTGTTGGTGTACGTGGTATCGGTGAGGTGAAAGCTGAAAAGCTTTTAAAAGACAAGAACGAACAGGAGATGTGGGAAACCTGTGTCGAGCTGTTAGGCTACGACAGAGCTGTTGAAAACGGACACCTGCTGTACATGTTGAGACACAAGGATGATACGTTCACACCGCCGCAGGAACTTTGTACACAAACACCATGCGAAGTTTAACAAAGCAAAGGTCTACAAAGACCGCAAGAAAGAAGACAAAAAAGGCTACACGAAGCACAGGAATCAGCCCACAATCAGCGAAAGCGAAGGGTAGGAGACTCCAACAGACTGTTAGAGATTCTATCCTCTCTGCTTTCCCTACGTTAGAAGCTGATGATGTACGTAGTACATCTATGGGAGCTGGCGGTGAAGATGTGCAGTTGTCACCAGCGGCTAGGAAGCTGATGCCGTACTGCATTGAGTGTAAAAGTTTAGCCAAGATTGCTATATACAAGCACTACGAACAAGCGACAGGACATGGAGACTATGAACCTTTACTCGTCCTTAAGCAGGACAGGGCGAAGCCTCTCGCTGTCGTAGATTTAGAACACTTTATGGAGCTGGTACAGAAATGATTGATTTGAATCAAATGGCTAAAGATTTTCATGCAGACTTCGCACGTGACCATCAAGTTGGTGGTGATCACTACCTCAACCTTGACATCCAACCTTGGGATGCGATGGAGTCTTGGCTAACAGAGGAAGAGTTTAAAGGTTTCCTAAAAGGCAACATTATCAAGTACATTGCTCGATGTGATAACAAAGGTGGCAGGATTGACATCGAAAAGATTCGTCAGTATGTTGACAAACTGCTTGAGTTGTATTAAAATGGTTGGTTCCGCATGTCGTTAACGATAGAAGAACTTAAAGAAAAGTTACAGCAGTTGGACGAGGTTTCTTTAATAGAACTGTTAGAGCTAACCTCAGAAGACATCGTAAATCGATGCGCTGATTTGATTGAAGAACAATACGAAACTCTGGAGAGCCAATTCGATGACACAATACCTTGGGATAACGATTGATTATGAAAGAGATAATCGCCTCAGTGAACAAGCTATTAAACTCATGCAAGACTACTACATGTACGAGCATGAAGACAGCCCTCAGCAAAGCTTTGCACGTGCTTCAGTTGCCTATTGTGGCGGTGACCTCGATCTTGCTCAACGCATTTACGATTATGCTAGCAAAGGTTGGTTTATGTTTGCGTCACCTGTGCTTTCGAACGCACCTGACGATGCACGAAACAATCGGGGCCTGCCTATTAGTTGTTTCCTTACTTACGTGGGGGACAATCTTGATAGCCTTATTGAACACAATTCTGAGGTAGCATGGCTGTCTGTTAAAGGTGGCGGTGTTGGAGGACATTGGGGATCTGTTCGTGGAGTGTCTGATAAAGCTCCCGGCCCTATCCCATTCATTAAAGTTGTTGACGCTCAGATGACAGCTTACAAACAAGGCAAAACACGCAAAGGAAGCTACGCCGCATACTTGGATGTTAGCCATCCAGATATTGAAGAGTTTATTTCGTTTAAAGTACCAACAGGCGGTGATATCAATCGCAAGTGCTTTAATTTATTCAATGCTGTGAACATCACAGATGATTTTATGGAGGCGGTAATCAATGATACAGAATGGCAACTTAGAGATCCAAATACAGGAATTGTCAGAGATACAGTCCAAGCTCGCAGACTTTGGCAACGAATACTTGAGGCTCGCTTCAGAACTGGCAGTCCTTACCTTAACTTTATCGACACAGCCAGACGAGGCTTACCAGAAGCTCAAAGAAAACTTGGATTGTCAATTAATGGCAGTAACCTCTGCAACGAAATCCATCTCGCAACAAGTGAAGAACGCACAGCAGTCTGTTGCCTCAGCTCCGTCAACCTCGAAAAGTACGATGAGTGGCGAACAAGTGGCATGGTTAGCGATCTTATCCGATTCTTGGACAACGTGCTTCAATACTTTATCGACAACGCACCAGAAGAACTTAGAAAAGCTGTCTACTCAGCTTACAGAGAGCGTTCAGTCGGCCTTGGGGCAATGGGATTCCACGGATACCTCCAAAGCAAAGGTATAGCTTGGGAATCATGGCAAGCCGCAAGTGAGAACTATGCAATCTTCAAAGACATCAAAGCCCAATCTCTTGAAGCTACCTATCAACTCGCTGTGGAACGTGGTGAATGTCCT